CAAGGATATTCAACATGGCTAAAAAGAAATCCGTCTATGGACCTGGTGATAAAACACAGGCTCCAAAAGCTGCAGCAACTAACAAAAGTTTCTTTGGAAACCCAGAGTATTTAAACGAAAAAATTAGAGAAGCAGCAGGAGTAATAGCAGGAAAACTGCAAGGTACGGGTACGGGTACTGGTAAAATGCCAATGTCAGGAGCCGCAGGAAAAGCAGCTGCATTAACTGAAGCTAAGAAAAAACAAGTTGCGGGTGTCCCACAAGGAATGAAATTAAAAAACGGCGGCAAGGCATCTAAGAAGAAAACTAAAAAGCCACGGGGTGTCGGCGTTGCTCAACGTGGATATGGTAAAGCTCTCACGGGAAAGAAAAAGTAAAGGATAAGCAACATGGCTAAAAAAGAATCCATTTACGGACCTGGTGATAAAACAGAGACCCCAAAGGGACCTGCAAAAAAACTTACATTATCGCAAGCGTTTCGTCAATACTGGCAAGATTTAAGCGACCACATAATGGAAAGCAGAGGAACACAAGGGACGTATACTGGTAGAATGCCAACGGCAGGTAATGCAGCAAAAGCACTTACAGTAACTGAAGCTAAGAAAAAACAAAAGGCAGGTGTCCCACAGGGAATGAAATTAAAAAAAGGTGGCAAGGTTTCTAAGAAAAAAACTAGAACAACTAAAAAGCCACGTGGTGTCGGCGTTGCTCAACGTGGATATGGTAAAGCTCTTACAGGAAAGAAAAAGTAAATGGCAACTGAACGTAACCCATACGAAATGAATAACGACAGGTCTGCACCGAAGCTTGAGCTTGAGATGGATGATGTCTCTACTGCTGATGCTAACATTACCATTGACCCAGAGACAGGTGAAATTGAAGTAGACCTTTCAGGCACAGCCAGTGAGCTAGAGCTAGAGGTTGAAGCAGGTGACTCAGGTTTTTACGATAACCTTGTAGACATCCTTGATGAAGATAAACTAGATGAAATTGGCGCAACTGTTATTGACAAGTTTGAAGCTGACAAAGATTCTCGTGATGAGTGGGAATCAATGTTTGAACGTGGCTTCGACCTACTTGGTCTTAAGCTTGAAGATACAACAGAGCCGTTTGAGGGAGCAGCCACAGCAGTACACCCACTGTTGATTGAGTCTGCAGTTAAGTTCCAATCCAAAGCCTCTACTGAATTGTTCCCTGCTAAAGGGCCAGTAAAGGCGCAGGTACTTGGTGACGCAACGATTGAGAAACAACAACAAGCAAACCGTGTACAAAACTTTATGAACTATCAGGTAACAACACAGATGCCTGAATACTTCGATGAGTTTGAACGTATGCTTTTCCACCTACCACTTATTGGTTCAGCCATTAAGAAGGTATATTATGATGCAAGCCTTGACCGTCCAGTGTCTGAGTTTGTTCCTATTGACCAGTTCTATGTGTCTTACTATGCAACAGACCTACGCAGAGCCGATAGATATACACATGTTATTTATCGCAGCCCTGTAGACATGGCTCGTCAAATGGAAGCAGGCATGTATGCAGACGTTGAACTACCTAAAGCCAGCATTCCTAATCTATCAGGCATGGCCGAAAAGATGGACAGTGTTCTTGGTTTGTCTCCCGCATCAGATAATGACCCGCAGTATGTGCTGCTGGAACAACATTGTTATCTTGAACTTGAAGAAGATAAGATGCACAAAGGCAGAGCAGCCTGTCCTTACATTGTAACTGTAGAACAACAGTCAGGACAAGTATTATCTATTAGACGTAACTGGGCAGAGGACGATGACAAGTATGTTAAAAAGATGCACTTCACACATTACAGATACGTTCCTGGTTTTGGCTTTTATGGTCTGGGGCTTATTCATTTCTTGGGCAACCTCACAATGTCGGCCACTGCAGCTATGCGGAGTCTTCTTGATGCAGGTCAGTTTGCTAACCTTCCTGGTGGCTTTAAAGCTAAAGGAGTTCGCATGGTGGGTGACAATGACCCCATTGCGCCTGGTG